AACTTACTAAAAAAGTATCGTGTACGCGTGTGTACCCGTGTAAGGGTGGTCATAGGGGGGACGCTGGGGGGTGTACAGGTGGTACAAGCATGTATTAAAAATATACAAAAAACTTTTAAGGTATACACCGAGCGTCAAAGGAAGGTAAGCAGGAAAGCGAGGAGAGCGTCATCTACAGGACAGTGTGTGCCAGTTACACCATGCCTCAAAGCTATAGTGGGTAAGGGTTCCAAGCGATAGTGTCTAAGGAAGTGTCACACTACCCCTTGACATTTAAGGGAGGTTAATACTATAATGAGTACAGCGAACGAAGCACAAGCGAAGTGAGTATCACCTATATATAATAGTATCCTTTATTCTAATAGCTTATGCCCAACCGTACTAACCCAGAAACAGATGAGAAACCAGTAAGTAACATAACGTTCTCTGAGAGTATGTCTAACCTGGTAAAGAGTTGGTTACCACTAACTATCTCACTCATGGTATTCTCTGGTTCTATTGTAGGTATCTTTTTTAGGACAGAGGATAGGCTCACTAGACTAGAGGTTACTACCACATACATTACTAAACAGTTAGACTTAATTATCGAGACTCAAAACTCTACTACTGCTCAAGCAGAAAGCAACGGAAGAAAGATAGATGCTGCAACTAAGGAGATAAGAAAAAATGGTACAGGCAAGTAGACCAAACACAATGGCTAAACGCTTGACCCCGCGAACCGCAGAGCAACGGGCACAAGACGAACAAGAGTGTAAGCTTCCAGTCGTAAGTGAAGACGAGAGCTTAGACGGTGACGATGACGACGAAGACGACGATGAAGAAAAAGTATATCTCGCAAGCGGACAAACACACCTTGGTTCACTAGACAATACTAACCAGTCACCCAGTTACGAAGACACCGAGTATCTATCCGCCGAAGATGCAAGAGAACGTATGTTGCTAGAGAACCACAAGCAACGAATGTCTTTCATGCAACACCTGGTTATCCAAGCACCAGACAATGTTAATAAAGTATTAGCTACTATGATGCCTGAGACTAATGAGAGGATGGCACTTCTAGAGAACGTCTCCGCGCAAAAGGTACGGGACGCAGACAGTAGAAGAAAAGGTAACGAGACAAACAAACGACTTGCAGAGGAGAGACGCTCGAATGAAAGTGCTAAATAACGGTAACGCTTCTAAGGCTGGTGCGGCGAGTGGTGCAGTAAATATCAACAGAGGGTTACCTGGGCATCCTCTATCAGCACGTCCGGCTACGGGTGTTGGCATGGCTCCTAACACGCTACTCGGTGCTACGAAAGGAATGACCACAAACTCTACTAAGGGTATTGGTCGAGGGGTATTGAATACCAACCAGAAAGCAAGCAAGGCATCTTCAACCGGGGGTCGCGTTGCATCAATGCCAGCGGGCTACAAGAAAGGGGCGTAACAAGTCATGGGTTCTAAAGCACCCGCCGTACAATATTCCGGACCAAGTGCCGCACAGATACAAGCCGACAGCGCCGCACAGCAACAGCAGTTAGCTTCGATACAAGGTCAATATCAAAACCAATATACGCAACAACTGGCACAAGTACAGAAAGGATATCAAGACCAGATAAGCGGGTTAACACAACAGTTTAACTCTCAGTATCAAAGTCAACAAGGTTTACTTTCACAGTTACAAAACCAGTACACGACAGCACAACAGCAAAGTGCTCAACAACAAACGGCGTACACTAACTTACTTCAGACTCAGCAAACACAAGCTTCTAACCTACAGTCTTTAAGTGACGCTGCTACAGCTAACGCAAGCACTCAACAGCAACAACTGACAGGACAGTTTAACACAGCATCTAACAAGCAAGCTGACCAACAGCGGCAACAAAGTGCTAACGTTACGTTAAGAGGTTCGCAAGATACTGAACAAGAGTTACTACGTTCCAACTCACCTACTACTCAGTTACTGAGATAAACACAATGGCTCAAAAATATCCAGTCTACTCTACTAAGGTAGGGCAACCTGGGGTAGCAGGACAGTTACTTGACTTACAAAAGTATGGGCGCAACCTGCTTTCGTGGGTAGGGCAAACTGTTAACGCGACTCCTACTGAACTCGCTATCGATAACTTCTCATGGTCGTTACCCGCAAGCACATCGGGTGCAGTGCCTCTCTTTAACCGTCTTACTATGGTTGAAGATAGCGTTCTCTCGCTCAACCTATACGGCGCTTGCTTTGACGTAACGACTGACCTACTGGCTACTGGAAACAACGCAGGTTGGTTTGCACAGTTTTCCGTTGCTAACGTAGGTGGTGTTCTATCATTCTTGCCTGCTGCCCCTACGGTTATTAAAAACGTACTCGCGGCTCAAGGTGCATCTCTAGCACTCGTACCAACACTAGGTACGGACACTATCATTCTAACGGCTACGGGCGTTGCGGCTACGACTATCAACTGGCACATCAATGCCGATATGTCTATCGCAACTTTCAAAGGTTCACCTGGTTTAGGTCAATACGGTATTTAACAACTATGAAATTTAGCTGGTCACATCTGTTTCAAGTTCTCTTTGCAAATGCAGTACCTCTACTGCAAAAGGTAGTCAACCAAGAAAAGCTAGTACCGCAAGACTATATGAGTGCAGTACTAGACTCAGTTCTAGGTTATGTATCTATCTCTGGTTCACTGCCAGAAGCTAGTGTACAAGGCGACAAAGTTACTTCTACCATCAAAGCATTGGGCAACGCTACGAATGATGTAGTCGTTGCTGCTACTATTGATAGTCCTATTGGGCTTCGATAGAAACAACTCCCTTCAAACTACACACTCAAAGATACTACACAATGCCCACGTTACCAGCAACTAAAAAGAATATCGAACTCGCGTTTTACGATATGTGGACGTTCTTCGACCTTATAGGCTTTCAAGGTGGGCGCAGTAACTTTGGTGCTGTACACGAGGAGTTAGTTGAGTTTATTACATCACCACAATATGAGGGTTACGAAGACTATCGCCGACGAGTTGTGTTAATGCCAAGGGGACACCTGAAGTCTACTATAGGTAGTGTGGGATACGCCTTGTGGAGAATATTTAGAAACCCTAACATTCGCATCATCGTAGGCACGAACGTCTTATCGTTAGCCTCATCATTCATTCGTGAGTTACGTCAATGGTTTGAAGACAAAGAACTTCAAGAGCGTGTATGGAATAACACGGCAAGCTATAAGTATGCCCCGTTAATACCTGCGATGGACAAAGGAAAAAAGTCTAGAGCAAACCATGAAGTAGACATAACGGATGCCTTGGACAAAAAGGTTATTTGGAATAACTCTGCTATTCAAGTCTTGAGACAAGCCAAGTTAAAAGAACCTTCAGTGTATGCCTTATCGGTTGGTTCAAAGGTAACGGGTCAACACTACGACCTCGTTATCCTTGATGACATTGTAGACTTTGACAACACCGCAACTCTTTCCAAAATGGAGAAGACTTACGAGTGGGCACAAGACTTGGAGAGCGTGTTAGACCCTTTACATCTTTGTGAGTTTACTGGAGAGCCTATCGGAGATGAAGTCATTATCAATGGAACCCGTTACGTCGCAAACGACTATTATGAGTTAATACTTAATGATGCCGATGAACTTCAATACAAGACGTTCATAAGGAACATTTATATTAATGGAGTAGATAACAGTGACGGGTATCTGTGGCACGAGAAGTTCAACGATAGGACAGTTCAACTATTAAAGAAACGTTTAACATCACGGCGCTGGGCATCACAATACCTTAACTCAGTGATGCCAGAGGGTGACGCACTACTAACTATAGACCAACTAGAATATGTATCGACAGCTAACATTCATTGTTCAAATGGTGTTGCAGAGATATTAAAGCTAGGGGGTGAGAAAACACACGTCAGACTATATATGGTTGTAGACCCTGCTGTATCTCAAAGCAAGACGGCAGACAATACATCCATTGCTATTGGTGGTCAAGACGACCAAGGCAACTTATATATTCTAGACGGTATAGCAGGAAAAATAACACCGCAGAAGATAGTGTCTGAGATATTCAGACTCGCTGATAAATGGCAGCTACCTGCGGTATACGTTGAAGTGGTAGGATGGCAAGGGGCACTGACTCATTATATCAAAGAGGGCTTTGCACAGAACAGACCTCTAGCCATCTATCCATTTAACCCGCAAGGAAAAGGAAACAAGAAAGAACGCATCGAGTTCTTCTTGCAACCAGTGTTCAACCAGAGAATGATATTCGTAGCTCCTTGGATGAAGCAATGGGATATCTTACAAAACGAGCTACTGCACTTTGGTAGTCCATCTGGACACGATGACATCTTAGATACGTGGGCAATGATAAAAGACGTGAGCAAGCCCATTAAGAAAGTTAATAAGTCAAAACAGATAAAACGTAGTTGGAACTCTAAATGGGGCGGTAGCAGATAATGGCTAGTAATATGATGACTCAAATGCTTCAAGCGTCTGGTGGTGGTGGTAAGAATAAACCACCTGGTAAGAAGGTAGCATCCGCTAGCTCACCAAAGAAGAAACCCAAAGCGGGTGACTTAGTAACGACACCTAAAGGTTATGCAATGCTAAAACCTAAAGGGGGTAAGAAGGGTGGCAAATAACTTTAAGGACTGGCAAAGTAAAAAACGATGTACTAAGTGTTACAAAGCTAAACCAAGAACTACTGAGTTTTATCATCTTAAACCTCGTTCTGCTGATGGACTTAACTACAGGTGTAAAACTTGTGTTTTAGAAGATGATAGACTTAGACGCTATGGTGTTAATGTTGACTATTACGATGAAGTTACTCATTGTCAAATATGCTATACAGAGTTTGGTGATAGTCAGTCTTTATCAGGCAAGTGCATAGACCATGACCATAATAATGGAGAAGCTAGGGGTGTTATTTGCTCTGCTTGTAATAAGACTCTAGGTTATGCTAAGGACAGTACAGAAAGACTTGCAAACTGTATAGCGTATTTAGAGAGGTATAGAAGTGAGTAACAAAAGACAGCCTGACTTCATGAAGACACTACCCACTGGTGGTGTTACAAACATCATTAACGCAGAAAATGGAGTAGTTGGTTTTGTACACGCCGAGAAGAATAGATACGAACGTGCGAGACGAGAAATAGAAGTAATGTGGCTAGAAGCGTGGGCACTCTATATGGGTAGCCCTCGCGCTGTATCTTACCAGCGGTCACAGGTACTTAATACGGTAGGTGATGTCAATGCCGACTGGAGACATCGCATCAACACTGGCAAAGCATATGAGAGCGTTGAAACCATTCACGCTTATCTTATGTCAGCTACGTTCCCTAACCGAGACTTCTTTAATATGGAACCTACCCAACCTGGGTATGCTGACCTATCAAAGGTAGTCAAAAAGTACATGACTGAGAAGATGTATGAGTCTCACTTTAAGGGTCACTATGAAGACTTTCTACGTCAGCTTATTATTACTGGAAACTCATGTATCGCGTTACCTTGGCGTTATGAGGCTATACCTTATAAAAAGAACGTAAAGGTTAGACGACCCCTTATTGACATCACCGGGATGGAGATGGGGACTACTTGGGAATGGGGTGTAGAGGAAGAAGTACGAACTGTATTGAACAGACCAGACTTTGAAGTCCTTGATGTGTTTGACTGTTTTATTGAACCTAACGCAAAGGATGTGAACCAGGGTGGTTTCATTCGACGCATGGTAAAGTCGAGAGCGGAAGTTATTGGGTTAATGCAAAGCGGAGTTTACTCTAAGGACTATGCTGACTCAGTAGACATCTGCAACGTAGAAGCATTCAGTCAAAGCGGCAACAACATTAAAACGCTAACATCATTCAACGGTATCAATACTCGCATTGAGTATAATATGGATGACATTGTAGAACTCATCGAATACTGGGGTGACGTTATCCTAGACGATGGTACTACATACCACGATGTAGTCGTTACGCTTTGCGGTGATGCTCTACTCGTGTTTGAGCCTAACCCTTACTGGGGTGGCAAGCCTTTTGTATGGGGCACTTATACCAACATTAGACAAGCGTATGGAATGGGTGCTATCACACCTAACGCAGGTCTATTACATGAACTCAATATTATTACCAACCAACGTTTGGATAACCAAGAGTTGAGTATCGATAGTATGTGGACTGTCAAGCAAGACGGTATTATACAACCTGAAGATGTTCGTTCTGAACCTGGCAAGGTCTATTCTGTTTTAGACCATACGGATATCCAACCTCTAGCTGCAAGTCAGTTAGAATGGAAAGTAACGTATCAAGAAGTAAGTGTCTTAGAGACTATCATCGATAAGAACTTTGCTACTGGTGCTATGATAGGAGCCGGACAGGGGCGGAGTGGTGAGCGAGTAACAGCAACCGAGATACAAGCGGTTAGAGATGCTGGTGGTAATAGACTGTCAAACATTCACAGACACATAGAGGACTCAAGTTTATACCCTATCCTCCTGGGTGTCTTTAATATGATGAGACAGTTTGTTAAGGAACCAGAAGTTATAAGAGTAAGCGGTGATGCAGCGGGTGAGTATCGA